GAATAGACGAACTTCCACAATATCCTTCGCCAGATATATATAATTTTTTAAGATCTTCTTTAAGATCCGTTGATAAGACAATTCCTGTCTACATGAGAGCAACAGGAAATCCAGGAAACGTAGGATCACAATGGGTACGAGAAATGTTTGTTGAACCCAGTGAACCAAATACAGCGTTTGATGTAGGGATAGATACACCTAACGGAAAAAAATATATTACTAGAAGATTTATACCAGCTAAGTTACAAGATAATCCTTATCTGATGCAGACTGATGATTATTACATTATGCTTGCATCTTTACCAGAAGTACAACGTAAACAATTTTTAGATGGAGATTGGGATGCATATGAAGACTCAGCTTTTCCAGAATTTAGTAAAACAACCCATGTGGTCGAACCTTTTGAAATACCTAGAGGTTGGTATAAGTTTCGTGCTGCTGACTGGGGTTATTCTTCTCCTGCTTGTGTTTTATGGTTTGCTGTTGATTATAATAATAATCTATGGATTTATAGAGAACTATATACTAAAAAAGTTACAGCAGATACTTTTGCACGTCAGGTCTTAACTTTAGAAAATGGAGAATATATACACTATGGTGTATTAGATTCTAGTACATGGGCAAAAAGAGGTGATGTAGGTCCAAGTATTGCAGAGACTATGATTAGAAATGGTTGTAGATGGAGACCATCAGATAGATCACCTAAAAGCAGAATTAATGGTAAATTAGAAATACATAAACGTTTGCGTGTAAATGACAAAGAGCCAGGCGTTAGAATATTTAAAACTTGTAAAAATCTAATTAGAACTTTAGGTTCATTACCAACAGATGATAAGAATCCCGAAGATGTAGATACGAATGCAGAGGATCATGCTTATGATGCATTACGTTATGGTTGTATGAGTAGACCAACACATCCTAAATACGCAGAAAGATTTAGAACATCATTTACTCAAGATAGCTATCAAATGGCTGATAACAAATTTGGATATTAATGCCACTAAATACAAAAGGTAAAAAAATTAAAAAAGATATGGAAAAAAGATATGGCAAGAAAAAAGGCCAGTCTATTTTCTATGCAATGGAAAACTCTGGGAAATTAAAAGGTGTCAAAAAGAAAACTTCCAGAAGTAAATAAAAGAATTTTTCCATACGATTTAGTAATCGCTTGGTGGGAAGATATCGTGGCTGATTCGATTTGGGTTAGTATACCTGATATAAAAAAATCAACTACAGCTATCTGTTGTACAGTTGGTTGGCTTATGAAACAAGATGATAAAGTTACAATTTTAATGTCTGATTTTAATTTTGAATCAAGCGGAGAAATAAAAGAAGGTGGTGGTCATACTACAATACCAACTAAAAATATATTAAAGATTAAGAAAATAAAAATATAACAGGAGAACACAATGGAAACTAAATTTGATCCTAAAGCTAAAGTTAAACAAGGACAGTTCAGTGATGCTGCTGAAGGTAAGCAACCTAACAGAGAAGCAATGAACCTTGATTTTTCACAGCACACTAGAAGAAAAGGTGAGCCTTTTCAGTACGACCAAGATGTGCCTACTAAATCAGGTTCTGAACACGTTCAAGATTCTTTGTTTAGAATGGCTGACGAAAAAGATTACTAATGAGCCTTGGACCCAAGAGCAATTTTATACCTGTTGTCTATGCAGGCACGAAAAAGAAAAAATATAATAAAAAAAATCGTAAGAAAACTAAAAAGAAAAAAACGTAAATGATAATACAGGGAGATATGACTATGTTAAAAAGATATATGCACGGAGAACTAGCACCTGATGAAGCAAAAAAACCAAATGAACCACTAGCAATAGATGCTAACTCAAAAGTTAAGCAAGGAGCTACAAGTGGAGATGGTAATGATGCTAAAGGTAAGTCTAAATCAAAAGTAGATCCAGCAATCTTTAGAATGGCTGAAGAAAGAGATTACTAATTTAAATGGACGAAGATAAAAAAAATGATAACGGCTATCACGCTGAAGGGAGTCCTTTAGTTGGTTTAATCCGTGATAAGTTTCAACAAGCTGAAACATCTAAAATCTATGATGAAAGAAGATGGTTAAAAGCATATAGAAACTATAGAGGATTATATGGACCAGAAATGGCATTCCGTGAAAACGAGAAGTCAAGAGTATTTGTTAAAGTAACAAAAACAAAAGTACTTGCATCGTTTGGTCAGATCATTGAAGTTTTATTTTCGCAAGGTAAGTTTCCACTAGGTGTAACTCCAACTTCTGTTCCAGAAGATATTGCAGAAAGAGCAAGTTTAAAACAGCAAGGACAGCAACCACCACAACAACCTGATCCATATGGATTTGCAGGTGATGGTGCAAATATTCCACCAGGTGCAACTGTAAATGATTTAATGAAAAATTTAAATCAGGAATATGAAAATGTTGGTTTTGATGAAGGACCATCTTATATAGGTGGACCACAGATAGAGCCAGCAAGAATGGCTGCTGAAGCAATGCAAAAATTAATACATGATCAGTTAGAAGAAAGTAAAGCTATTACAATTTTAAGACATGTATTTTTTGAAATGGTTTTATTAGGAACAGGTATTTTAAAAGGTCCATTTACAGATTTAAAAGAATATAATTCATTTGATGTAGCAGAAGATAA